ATCGTCGCTATCCTTGATAACGCCCCATGGTTTATCAGCGGGACACTTGCTAGTCTTGGCCACATGGTAAGGCATTACTAACCGCCTTCACCTGACTGGCTAGCCGAAGGACCAGAAGCCGCCGCTATTTCCCCGCTAGGGTCAAGGGGAGCAAGCGAAGTTGCTTCGGTGCTTCCCTTCTTATTCAGGCCAAGCTTGTCAAACTCTTCAATCTGGCTCTGAGTGAAGTCAGTCCTGTTATCGAGTAGCCGCGCTTCGCTTGGTGCCAGGGTTCGCGACTCGATCTGAGTTCGGATCATCTGAGCGCGCGTCAGAGGGTCCATTCGCAACAGCGCGTCAGTGTTGAACTTGATGAATCGTGGCTTCGGTAGAAGCTGGCTGAAGGCTAGCTCACGCCGCGTGATAGCGGGACCAAGATGCATGATCAGGAATTGAAGGTTCCGCTGAGTGATATTCGCATAAGTAACGGACTGGCCGCTTACAGCCGCGTCAATCAGATCAGCGGGAACGCCGAAGAACCGCGCTAGGTCCACATAGCTGTAGTTCTGTGCTTCCATCCAATCGGACGAAGCTTGCTGAGCCTGAATCAGCTCATATTCCCAGTCATTGCCGTGAACGAACGGCTCATCAGCCGCGCGGGAAGCGCGCCAAGATTCCTTCACCTTCAGGGCTTCAGTCTGATTCAGCTTCTTGGCTGTGTTCCTGAGCCTTGCTCGTGGCGTAGCGCCACCGATGAACCAGTCTGTAGCGAATTGCTGAATGCTGACATACTGGCCAAGCACCCATGCCGCGTGAGCAACAGGTGACAAGCCAAGATCAAGACCGCTTACCGTGAATTGCTTCTCATGCCAGATATCTTCAGGGTTGTAAAGGTTGCCGTCAATGCGGTACTTGGCAAGCTTGCCGCTCTTGTACTGAAGTGAACACGATGACGAAGGGTAAAGCTGGATAGCCGTAGGGAATCCGCCTTGGCTGTTCTTCTCAAGGATGACGCCAATCGAATTCCCTGAACGGTCAAGCTCGATCTGTGACGAGTAGCGCCATTCCATGAAGCCAGGCGAATTCATGAACGGTGTCAATCCCGCTTCAAGCTGAATCGACTCACCATCTATGTTCACCTTGCGGAAGCCATCGATAGGAAGAGTGGACATAAGATCAGCGCGAAGGCGAAGAGCCGCCCATACAGCGCTGTTATTCATCGCTGTGTCAGCGCTGATGTAAGGATGGCCCGTAGTGGTTGACCGCCGTGGTATCAGATCAGTGGGATAGCTGATTCCCCACGAGCGCCGACCTGGCGAACCACGCGCGCTGAAGATGTATCCCATTGATTACCGCCTTGCATCGAATATCGCCAGTAGCAAAAGCACGCCACCAACGATGTATCCCGCTGGCGAGTAGATCAGGTAAGCGCCGTAAGAGATCAGACCCATTGCCGCTACGGCTGTGATAGGTAGTAGGTAGCCAGCCAGTTTAGAAATGAATCCCCGCATCGGCTAGCTTCGCCTTCCCTTCGTCATCAATGAGTCCTTCATCGTAAAGCCGCCGCAAATCATCAGGACCGTAAACGCCAATACGATACATGCGCTTTATCTCAGCTAGATCGAAGTGAACCGAATCACCCGCGTCATAATCCTCTTCCACGCCGAACCTTAGATATCCCCAATAGGCGAAGGTGGCAGACATCAGAGGCGACTGGTCAACCGCTGAGTTCATCCGATCGAAGGCGCGAGCCTCGCCAAGCTTCCGCCAGTCCACAGCCGCCAGCGCGTCTCTCAGTGCCTTCTGGCCGTAGTGCCTGAGCAAGTCATCCCTGAAGCCGTCATACATCTGGCCGCTTGCCGTAGCTACATCGGTAGCCGTCATAAGCTCAAGCTTGATGCCTTCGCGTTCTAGTTCGGCAATCACCGTGTTAGTTGCGGTGCGCTTGTCTATGATCCACTTCAGGGGATGCCACTTCGCGTCAATTTCCTTGACGCGCTTAACCAGCCAGCCAGTCTCTTCACGACTCTCGATAACCTGAATACCGATGAAGCCGTCAGGCCGCTTACCCGCAACGCTGATAGCCGCTGAGCTTCGATCTGGCGCAACTTCGATAGCAAACACAGGACTGGCTACCCGCGCTGGCTCTTCGCTCTGATCCTTCGTGGCGTCAAACCACTTCTTAGGGATGACAAGCCAAGCGTCAAGTGGTGCGGGATAGATGCCAACGCCAAGCCGTTCACGAAGACGCTCTTCAGGTGTGAGCGCTTCCTTCTCAGCTTCGATCACATCCATTGAAAGGCGGATGCCAAGACCAGGGTTAGCGCGAGCCAGAGCTTCAACCGAATCAGGATCATCGTGGATCTTGCAATCAGCGCCGCACTCTTCAAGGTGCCAGTCAATAGACCATTCAACGAAGAACAGCCTGCCAGTTGGCCGTGAGCCTTCAGCCGACGCAACGCCGCGTCTGCGCACATGCGCTAGCTGAGTTGACTTCTTAGTGCCAGCGCTTCCTGTGTACCAAACTTGAGGATTAGGCCGCGCGCTCAGGGACGGAAGGGAAGAGCCGACTTCACCAGAGTCAAGCGTCATGTCTTCGTCATAGTTGAGATAGTCAGCCGTGAAGCCACGGCCAGAGCTACCAGTACGCGCGATGAAGACTAGCCGCGAAGATTCCTGGCGGATGACTTCGCGTCCGCTCGATCCCAGGATGATCGTGGGACCAGGCCGAAGCTGAATGAATTCACGGCCATACGCTGACGAGTGGCGCGCCACGCGCCGTGACAGGTCAGGTGTCTGGCTGATAAGAGACCAGATGCGCTGATAATGCTCACTCGCTGTCTTGTGCTGGTGTGCCGTGTGGATAAGAAGCCGATCAGTCTTGAAGAGGTACAAGCCGCCAAGTTCGCGAGCTTCAAGGATCGAGCCTTTACCATTCTGACGGCTTACCAGAATCTTGACTTCGAATGCTGACCATTTACCGTTAGGCTGAATGCCTAGCGCGCCGGTAAGGCAAAACTCTTGCCAGGGATCAAGGTCAAGGCCAGCTTCGTGAGACAGCGCTATCGTGTCTTCAGCCTTCGAGCTTACATAAGGCGGAATCGATTCTAGGCGTGGCCGCTGGTCACCCATAACCAGCATTGGTCACTTCCCTAAGTCTGGCTGTCAATCAGCTTGTCAATTCCGCTCTCAGCCTTCGGATGTGGTTGCAACGGAAGAGCTTCAAGGACCAAGCGCAATTCACGGTGAACGCTCGCAAGGTACCTGTCATCGATTCCCTTATCGAGCCGACGCGCTATATCAAGCGCTTGCCATTCAAGCGCGGTTCTCGGCTTGTCTATGCCTTCGCGCTTGAAGACTTCGTAAACGCCTTGCTCAATGTTGCCAAGGTGGCTTCCCGATTCCAAGACGATACCTGATCCAATCCACAAGCGTAAGCACAGCAAGAATGACCGCGATAAGCCAAAGGGGATGAATCGCGAAGCCTACGCCAGCAAAGAAGCCGAAGCCAACCAGCAAGAGAATTGAGATCATCGAAGCCGTGTCAGAAGGCCGATAATGTATATGACCAGGACAGCCAATGCAACCCACCAAAGCCAATGCACGACGAAGCCGAATCCGCCAAGGAAGGCCAGGGCAATAAGAATCAAGATGAGCAAGAGAAGCATTGGCTCAGTCCTTCGGCAAGATATCGGTTCTCTTCAGATACTCGATGGCTTTGAGTAGAAGATCCTGATCATCATAGGCAAAGCCAAGCAAGGTGTTGCATGTGCCGTGAAGAACGCCACGATCACAAAGGCCGCAAGCCTGAGCAACAGGCATGTTGCAACAGTCGTGATCGTGATCAAGGAACGATTCGTCAAAATCGAGCGGAAGCGTACACAGTGAGCACAGACCTTCTTGCTTCCGCCAGAGCTTGAGCTTCCTGACCTTGACAGGTGTCCTGTGCTGGCGCATGGCGCGAGCCTTCCCGTGAGCCGATGGGACGGCTCAAAGTCGGCTAGCGTGGCGCTCAGCGCTG